CTAATTTAATTTGTTAATCGTTAGTTTGGATAGCAATCCTGAAAAATCTGCACTAAGGAATATTGCCCCTTCCCTTGTTAAATGTGCAGGATCAAAGAAAACCGGCTTAAGCTCTTTAGTAAGAACATGGCAAGAGTCTTTTTCTGGACAGATTATGTTCATCATATCAACGAACGTCGCACCTTTAATTAATGATATTTGTTTATTAATATCATCGGAAGATGGATTTCTAAATTCAGATGCATATTTATCTACGCCATTTACTCTACCAAGTGCATTAACAAGATCAATGCTGCTTTTGCTCAGTGTTTTATTTCCGAAAATATAAATCTTTGCAGAGGTCAAAGAAGATATTTTATTTATAGCCTCTTGTATTTTTGAAGTAGAATAAGACTCCCACTTCATTGAAATAAATATTTTATCCGCTTGAGAAAGAAGGTTGGCATCAATTACCGAATCCATTTGTTTCTCACAAGAAGGAATTAACTGTGGTGAATTAATTATTGCTTGATTTTCATAACCCCAATATTTACCCCTTTTTTCTTTGCTAACATATGGAGCACCGCATTCATATGATACTGTTCTAGCAACAATATCATATTTATCAATCATTCTGGACTCATTCAATATATTTACTATATCAGCAGATTGAGAATCTCCAATTATTAGAAGTTTTTCTTTACCATTGTTACTAAATTGTTTTTCCGATGCTAGTTTTACTTGTTTATCCCAAACGTAATTTTCAAGCGCTTTTAAGTCAAAATTATTAATTTGCCGCACCTGTTCTGGAAGCCTCCAAACCCAACCTCTATTAGCCCAACTGCTTGATGCTGGCAGCATTATAGACATTGCTATGCATGCGCATGCCAATGAAAATGCAGGTCCGGTCATTGGATATATTTTTGTATCCCTAAAAGGCTTTTCTATAAATCTATGCATCAGAATAGCTGAAGCAAATGTTACCATTACCAATGCACTCCTTTCAAAATCACTCAAATCTCTTATCATTATATATTGAGCGAAGACAAATAAAGGCCAGTGTATCAGATACAGAGAATAGCTTATTTCCCCAACATAGCTAACAGGTCGGATAGATAATATTTTTGAAAGCTTAGATTTATCCCCTGATAGAATCATAAGCGCTGCGCCGACTACAGGAATTAATGCGTTACTTCCAGGAAAGTGAGTGTGTGAAGTAAATGAGAAAATTGAATAAAAAACCATAGCACTACCAACAATAAAAAATAAGTTTGGTATGTAATACTTCATACTTACTAACTTTGAGCGCCCAACCAAAAATACAATTCCTCCTATAGAAAACTCATGAAATCTATATTGAGTAAGATAAAAAGCACCCGTAGCATCGTGCTTTAAGGCGTATATAGCAGAAATAAGACCCGCGCCAGTTACTAATATAACTCCTAATCCAGTTATCTTCTTACCATACTTAATTATAAACAATAATATAGCAGGCCATACAAGATAAAACTGGAGTTCAACACTTAGTGACCATGTATGTAATAATGGTTTTACAATGGATGCTGAGTCAAAATAATCGGACTCCATCCAGAAAAAAATATTTGATAATCCAGTCAATGCAAATACTGTTGAACCAGACATATTTGCAAAGTCTACCGGTGAAAATAAAAAGAATGCTGCAATATAAGTTAATAAAATAGTAAATAGCAGTGCAGGGAAAAGACGCCTAGCCCTTCGAACGTAGAATTCGGGGAAGTTAAACTTGCCAGCTTCTGCCTGCTTAACTATCCCACTGGTTATTAAGTAACCGCTTATAACAAAAAATATGTCTACACCGACGAAACCGCCAGTAAATGGTCCAATAATGAAGTGATATAACATCACTGAAACCACAGCAATTGCACGAAGTCCATCAATATCATCTCGATAAAATACTGGCGACTTTTTCTGTACGGCGTTTAGGGATGTCTGCATTACATAATCCATTGAAATAATCAGCAATTACTAAAAATTGCTCTTGTATGCGATGTGTAAGATTATATACATATAACCGTACACATCCACACAATGAATGGATAATCAGTTAAATAGCCGACAGAATGAAACAGACTAGCTCATCATATCTAATGCCAGATCTTGTACCCTCATCCCTCGCCTCAGCAACCATAACCCCATCAGCATCAAATACAACATCACAGGATTTCCATTGGTCGAAACAGAATATTCCATATTCTTCAGCGACAAGCCCCTCACTTTCGAAGGCACGCTTTACATCTTCAGCTATGATGCCGAAGTGAATTCTGGCACCTGGACCCTTCTCCATAACTGAGTCTTTGAATCTGAACTTACGAAGAAGCTCCTTACACTTTATAGCTACTTTTTTCTCTATTTCCGTTATTTCTTCCTCTTCGGTTTTTGACTCCCTTGATGATGTGCTTATCGTACCTACCGACGAATATATTTGCCCACATCTGTGCGATGGGTCTCCAACCAACTGAACACCATCTTGCACTGGCCTAAACGTTCCATCTGCAGTCATAATCCATCGGTCTACCCACGTACCAGCATTGTATGCGGTAAATGCATAGTTTGAAGATTCTGACCCTATTGTGGCATTCAATAAGCGCGGCCCTATTCTCCATAATCCATGCAAACTATTATCGTTAAGTCTTGCCCCTTGCTCGAAGAAATGTCCTGTATCAACAGCTACTGGTCGTTTATCATGAAAAATACTTTGCGTTGCAAAGGTCTTTTCCGCAACAGTACTATTAGGATTGGTAGGTGAAAAATTAAACTTTCCGCGGGATACGACTTTTTCGGCAGATGATGTCATAGATACTGGAGTTGTCACACCATCAAAATAAGGGTTTAAAATCCCTCCTGATATTGTTCCATCAGTGTAGGCTATACCTGTACCGCCCATAAAAGTATCACAATCAGAGAAATAACTCCCAGACGAAACATAAACACCAAAAGACACTCCGTTAATTATGCAATGATTTGTTTTAATGTCTGGGTTTGTCCCGCCAATATTTATTGCTATTCCTGTGTTATTAGAATTAATAATAACGTTGTTCATACGAGAAAAACGGCATGATCCCTGGAATGAAATTCCTGTGGTCCCAACGGCATCTGCTCCACCACCTGTCATTGTAATATTCCAAACATCCTCGAATAGAAACCCGGTGTTATAACCGTAATTAAAACAGCAATCAAGCAGTGTGAAATCAGCAACTTTTTTTAGATTTAACCCTACCCCAGATCTATTGTTCTTAGATGCAGATATTCCTGAAACGTGAGCTGTTAGATAAGGCCATCCATGAATACCTCTTAGTCTATCAATATCTGTTGCATATTCTATATATGGGCCATTGGTGCAGTCATATTTGAAGTTTTCAATTATGCGCCTCCCCGTATCTGTTGCTGTTGGATTTACATATAAAGGATATGTGAAACCAATAACTAATATATCTCTAAGTTGAAAGTCAGCCTCTATAGAGATAAAAGCTTTACCAGCAAAAGATGCTATTGCAGCATCAGCAGTAGCATCGCTTGTTACTGGCATCTTACTCAATAGGGCTTGCGGTATTACAGAAACGCGAGATACAGAGCTAGATCTCTTCATATCAATAGAAGAACCAGGGGTCAGAATAAACTGGCTGCCAAATGACGCGTATGTCTGTCCAAGCGAGTTAATAACTTCGCCTGGTGCGGCAGATGAACCAACTATGGACACGTTTTGCGGTATAGAAATACTATCAATAATAAATCTATCACCGTTCCCAATATAAACAACGCCGCCCTTTACTCCAAGACTGTTTAGTACAGACTGAATGCCTGCCGTACTATTTGAAATACCTGTTGGGTCAACCCCATCAGCGTCACGAAGATTAATAATATCAGCGTTTTTACTATGCTGAGTTCTTGTTGCAGATCCGGTAAATGGCTGCTTAACTGCAACTAATGCATCACCTTTCCCATCAACGCTGCTTGCTAAATCTAATAATACATCGGCTGCTGATCCACTTTCTGGTAATACCATTACTGGCTGACCATCATTATTGAAAGCAAGGAGATGATTGGCTCGTCCAGAAATCTGGGGCAGGATATTAACAGAAGTCTCCGGCACCCTTAATGAGCGTTGAAATTCATTTAGCCCACCATTAAATGGATAGGTAGACCTGAACTCAAGCGCTGAATATCCAATCTGTACCGGATCTACAGCTTCAAGCTGCCAACAGTCACCATAAATACTAAAGACTAACGTACCATTTACTGCGTCACGAGCGCCATCAAAATCAGGCGCTCTATGCCATGTGGCTGGGCTTGCTATCCATATCCCATTATCAATAGGGCTACTTTGCCCCATGACAAGAACGCGCATGCCAGTAGTGGTAGTTACTGTCCTCTCACCGGTAAATGTTGATGATGTTATTGTTTGCTCACCAAACAGCGTGATGTTGTAGTCAGCCGAAATTGCCACTGCTGGTTTTACTGCAACACTCGTTGTTAAACCATATAGCCGATCTTCTTGCGTAGCTGGCATTTATTTTCTCCAGGCGTGAGTAATTCCCACAGAGCAAATCTGCGGTGGTTTATAAGACAATAAAAAACCCGCCGAAGCGGGTCATTAGTTAATTAGCACTGGAACGCTTAATTAATTCTTTTATGTTCCTAGGTAACATTGCCGTTAATATCAATCCAGCAATGAATACAATAGATACGAAAAAAACATCCTCTCCAGATAAATAGCTATCGTTGAAAAATAAAATATTAGATGATGGATAAAGTAGGCATGTTGAAAGAAATATATGGGCAATAATACCTTTCATTTATTAACTCCTTATCACCTTCCAAGCATAAACTGAGATGGAGGGATTAAGAAATCGTTTCCTTGATTCTTCCTCACATTTTTCTCAAATCTATGCAATGAGCCAGGAGATAATGACTCCTGTATCTGGTTTAAGATTAGGTAATTCATAATTGGCCTTGCCCAGAACACGTTAATAAATGGGGTGTGATCAACTACAAAGCGGAAAGCGTCTCCAGCCTTGGCATCGCCAGACCGTGTTTTTTGGAATAGAGTAATTATATCATCTAGGTTGCCTGCAACTGGCCCCGCCATTGATGTGATTGGGCCACTCCCAAACCGGTTAACCTCACCGAATAAGAAATCACCAAACAGACCCAGCCCACCACCTTGCGCCGCCGCTGCCAGGAATGTTTTACTGTCTGCTGGCCGTGGAGTTTGACCTTTAATCATCAGCTTGGTCTGCATAGATAGGTAGCCGAACGTGGTCATCCATAAAAACATCTGCGCCAGCCCAAGCATTTCACCTTTCCCGCTTTTGAATAGAGCGCTTTGCAGATTACCCCACCGACTTTCTCCCAGCGGAACTGGCGTATAGCCACGTCCAAACACTTCCCGCCCCAGCGCTTGCTGCATGAAAGAAGCGGTAAAGGATTTGTATTGACCGATGAATCGTAGTAACTCCCCTTCAACTGTCCCCGGCTGTGTCCCTTGCTTCATCATGGCTCGTGTTCTGGCTCCTGGTTCAGTCATTGCAACCATTACGCGATCGAGTATATAACCACGTAGTTTGCCAGCCAACTCTTCCCGCCCAGTCTCAATGCTTCGCTCATTTACCTTGATGTTTTTTTCAGAAACATACTTGGCGATCATCTCGTCAGGTATTGAATCAATCCCATCAGGCGTCATGAACTTTCGCCCTTCCGAGCCTTTCAAATCCATTGAACGATAGATTGACCACTCAGCATCACCTATGCCATGCAGATCTAATGCACGTTTAAGGTTGCCATTAAGTGCTCCATGCTGAGTGGAAGAGTTATCAGCCAGCCAGTGAGATATCATCGTTGCTGTTGTGTTACGTGATGCGTCAGTCCACCAACTCAGCCCGTTAATTTTAAAGAATTGGCGCTGCAAGTTGGCAACCTTCCCTGGCAACGTAACATCACCGGAAAACCGCTGAAGTATTTCATCACGCATACTGTCAGCGTACACGCCAAGAGAGCTTAAAATCTGCTTCTGCTCGTCAGTTTTAAATCGCTTTAACCGGCCAGAAAGTGATTCACTCAGCGCAGACATGAAGTTTTTACCCTGGTAGCGAAGCTCCAGCGCATTACTTGCAAGGTCGTTGAATGACGAGATCATAGCCCCACCTAGCTTTATAGTAGAGTCGATAGCGCGGGTAGTCGAGCCGAACCTTGCTAAAGTGGTTGAACCAGGAATGTTTGTCTGACCGGTAACCTCTTTCATTTCATTCTTGATGTTACTCCGACGCCTATCAGTGAACGCCCTCAGCGCCTTCTCATCACCTTTTAAATCCGCAGAGATGGTATCAGCAAGGTAATTAAGCATGTTCTCTGGGTTTGTTCCAAGCACTCGCATGAGCCCTGTATTTCGTGCAGAACTTTCAAGTCCACCATAAATGGCCTCACGCAAGCTACCTACGCCGAATTGTTTGTTGTAATCAGACCATGCCACGCCATCAGCAAAATGAAGCACGCGCTCTTGGCTGGCTTTTTTAGCGACGTTCTGACTCCCCTTGAATCCCTTCATCCAATCTGGCTTTTCAGATGAGAGGTGGACGCCAGAGGCTAAACCGTCGTAAACGTTTTGCAGAAAAGCATTCTGGTCTGTAACACCATCAAAAGTAGATTTATCAAGCTTTGGCAGGATCGCATTCCTCCACACATCAAAGCCAGCGGCGCGGATCTTCATCATGTCGTGGCCTTGTCGAGCGATATACCCAGGCATTTTACGAACCCATGCGCCAGCACGGTTAGCATCAATGCGTGCCGACTCCTGCCACTTCGTGATTATTTGAGCAATTTTCACTGATTCATTAGTCATCCCAGCAGTAGATTCATTTTTCCCAATACGCCACATGGCATCAGCAATTTCAGTGTCATTGCTGCCGCTAGCGAGGAATTTAATTAACCCATCCTTATCCAGATCATGATTTAAACCAGAGAGATATTTAGATCTGAGCTGAAATTGTTCACTGGAGGCAGATGACCGGCTACCAGTTCGTGCCTCATTGCGCCCAACCAGAATGGCTGACAGTCCGATGTCAGGACGGTCTGGAAAGCTATCACGGATAAAGGTTACTGTCAGCTCTCCAATATCAAAGCCATCAGCCCAAACTACAACAGCTCGCCCCTCCAGGTGATTAAGCCCTGAAAGTTCAGTGATCGGAGTTCCTGAGTAGGATATGAATGAGTCGGCAAGTTTAGATAGCTGTCCACCTCGACACTCAGCCTCTTGCGCCCACTTTTCTAAACAGCGAGTACCATTGCGGTTAACAATGTAATATACCTGGTCCTCAATTTTACCTGGCAATGTAACGACTTCTTCAACAAGACCATCAGTGTCAACTAACACCCAACACTTCACATTTTCGTTTCTGTCAAATACCTGCACTGCGACAGCGCCATCAGAGCGAACGCAGTGAATTCTTGTATCTGGCTGGCGCTGTGCATCAATTGCGACAATTGAAGGCAACCCCATCTCTGGGCATAGGCTCATCATGTCTGCGCTAGCATAGTCATAAATGCTTGAGTCGTAATTTAGCTCAAATACCCTGGCGCCACTGCGCTGAACAAAGATTGCTCCGCTGTCTATTTTTAGTGCAGCAACAGAATCACTTCCCTGAGTTGATGGGTATTTAATACCAAAGTTAGTCGGAGTTAATGGCTCGTCAAATGATGATGATCGGAGAGATGCCTCTGCCCCCTCAGTGCCAACAATCAAACGAAGCAAGGGAACAAGCCAATTAATTGTGTCAACAGGTCCAGAACCAATAGTCCCAGAGATAGGGCCAGAGTCGCCTTCTGTTTCATCATCAAATGATGAGAATGCATCCGATACACTTCCCCAGAATTTATCCCCCCCAGCCCACCATAACCGTCCTTCATACAGTGCCACTGCGCTGGGCCACCCTTTCTTATCTGACCAGTCACCCTCGAACCAGATATCGGTAGATCCTGTCCCGCCGAGCTGACTAAGCACAACAGCGCTAACATTAGTATCAGAGTTGAATCCAATAACTTTAACTATCCCCGTCCGACTCCCGCCTGCAAATTGAAGGGAAACGTTGATGTTCCCGCTTGTCCAGTTACCAGTTTTAAAGCCAAGACGATAATAAATAATCTGATTATTCAGGTTATCGTTATAAGTTATTGCCCCACTTGTCATATCGTATGTAGTGACATCAACCCATGCGCCAGGTTCGCTAACTGATCGCTGAAGTGTTAGCGTCCCACTCCAAGGGCCGGAACCTGACTGAGTTTTAATAATGGTCACATTACGGGAGGTATCGATACCGGTAACCTTGATGTAATCGGTGAATTGCCCTTCACCACCCAATAATGAATTTACTGTTTGCCCACTAGACTCCAGGCGAAATAAAGATCCAATGTGAGTTGCCCTAAATATTGGCGCTGATGCGGACAGATCTATTACCCCTGAAATTCCGCTTGGGGTTAATCTAACACCAGACACATTCTCTATCCCAAATGGCCCATCTGTTGACTCATAGATCACCACGGACCAAGAACCATTGGCCCGGCGCTCAATTCTTCGTTGTTGCTTGCCTTTGCAAGCGATGAAGATGACGTCACCACTTTGGTCATAGCGGATCATTCCTAGGTCAGACTCCGCCCATGGCGTTGGCAATTCAAGAACCCCCGATGCTTCAATATCGATAGAGCGAGCAATTACCGGATAATCTGTTCTATTCGATATTTGAATATAGAAATTACCTGTGGGGGTGAAGGTTAGTGAGTTAATACCTGTGCCAAGATTTGTTTCAGTTACGTAGTTATCACTGCCAGAAGATGAACCAACCCTTATCGTTACTGGACCTCGTGCGATATTCACCCTAATAGCGTGCTGTTTATTTGCATCTAAACCAGAGACAGTAACCAATTGACGAATGATAGCAGAGTTAAACCCAGTCCCTTGCAATTGCGCGCCAGCGGCTGTCCATTGCGATACCGCTCCAGTTTCATCAGCATCAGTCCATCCAGCTAAGTCAGATGTGAAACTAGAATTGACTACCGCAGTAGATACCGAGGCCCTTGTCACCAATACGTCATTGACCCAGATGCGCATAACGGAATCAGTAAGCTCAAGCAGCGCGCTATCATCAGTGGCGAAGATAAACTTAAGATATTTGGCCTTTTTGTTGCCTTTAGTTTGTCCAATATAACCCGTGCCAGGGCGCAACATCATTGAACCAAGTATTCTCGGCATCCAATTCGTTTGAACTTCGGCAGATAAAGCAATTCGATCAATATCGGTACGCGCTAATGCTAGTCTGGATACAACGCCTCGATTGAAAGCCAGAAGCGGTATGTTATTGCTCGGCATTTATACTGCCCTCATCTACGTGAATCTCTTAGCGACCCTCCGTGGCGTGAGCGAACCCAGCGGCCAGTAGGGAATATTTTGGTCGGCTCTTGAATCGCATCTTTCGTTAGCGCGTCAGTCTTCGCCATTTTGTATTCGCGAGCTAACCACTCCCTATCTGATCCATTCTTAAGGCGCGGGGCTATTTGTGTGGCGAGATAGGCAGCTACGAAGTTACCAAATGTTTCCGGCCATTGAGATGAATCAAGACCGAATGACTGGTCATTTGAGACATAGCGAATATATATTTCATCTAAGTCGCAGAACCAAAAACCAGCCTCGTCGGTGTATTGAACTATCGGACTGTTGAAAAATGGATCTGATGCAAAGGCCACCGTCCTAACGTAATCATCTGGCTTGTTGAATGCCCGACGATATCCAAAAGGAGGCTCTACTGAAGGTGAGTAATTTGCCCGCACGGATCGAATAGCAAAGTTCCACTGCCCTTGCTCTAGGCAATATTTCAATGCCCCATCCCATACCGCATCAAGCAATCTGCGCGGCTCTCTATTTTCAGTGAGAGATACAAGTTGCCGCTCGCCTACCAGCCGCAACGCATCATTGTAAACATTGAGCTGGTTCGACATATCACTCTCCTGATTCGTTCAGTTTGTCGACTTTAGCTTGAGCATCCTCTTTCGTTTCAATACCAATTTCGACTATCTCTTTATCAGAGGTGCGAATCACGCGCCACTTGTGCTTACCTGCAAACTCACAGGTATAGGCTTGTTCTTTTTCAATTGGCTTATCAGATGTTTTGCTTAGCTCGACATGGATAAAAAAGTGGATGTGTGCTGATACTTTGGTGACTTTTGTAACAATACCTTCAGCAAAGAAAGACCCATCTTCCGCAGTGATTTCTACTCGATCGAATTTACGCAACGTATTTGCCACGTGAGCCCATGAATCAGGCTCTTTAAAGTCATTAAATTCCTGCCCATGCTTAGCAGTAACACTAAAAACTGTGCGTACATATTCAGATGGCTTAATAAGAGTTGGTAAAATTTTCATAGGAACCTTTTGATTAAGGGGCATTTCTGCCCCAGTAATAGTTAAGCTAATGCGGTAATGGTTACTGCTCCGGTCGAAGCATTGACAGCGGTAACTGATGCGACAGTTAAAACACCAGTAGTGTCAACTACTGCATTGACGACATCGCCAAGTTTCATGCCTAGTTTTTTACCGTTAGTAAAGTAACCAGCCCCAACAACTGTGGCTCGCACATCTGCTGAGATATAAGACCACACAGCGCCGCCGCCCATGATACGGTCTTGCAGTAAAGCGGGTGGGTTAGTGGTTGAATATCTACGCATTTGGTTTATGTATCAGAAAAAACGTTGTAGGGAATCCCTTGGGGTTCCTGATACGCCAAAGAACAGAAAAATAGCATCTGATTTGCGTCAGTCAATTGGGTACGCCATTAAGACTGGAACATTTGACTATGCAAAACAGTTTCCTGAGTCACCAAATGCATCACAATATGCAACCACAGAAATCAGGAATATTACCGTTCAGGAGTTGTTCAATAAGTGGCTTTCCCTAAAAGAGCCGGAGGTTTCGCTAAACACCCACGATAGATATACATCAACACTGAAAACGGCAGCTATTTTACTTGGTCCTGACCGGCAGGCTTCATCAATCAGAAATGAAGATATTTTGAAGTTGAGAAATGAGTTGCTTAATGGGATGCAATTACCTAGACGTCACCAGATTACGGCGGTTAGAGGGCGGTCGGTGCCGACTGTTAATTATTGCCTGGCATGTGTTAAATCAGCATTTATGTTTGCGGCGGGGAATGGGTACTCTGATTCAGATCCAACATCAAATTTGGTTCGACTGAGGAAAAGTAAGCCACAGCCAGATCCGCTAACAAGGGATGAGTTCTTTAGAATGCTCGATGGTTGCACCCATCAGCAAATTAAAAACTTATGGACACTCGCTGTATATACCGGCATGCGGCATGGAGAACTTTGTGCACTGGCGTGGGAGGATATAGACCTCGAAGCGGGCACAATTATGGTAAAGAGAAATCTTACCCGAGTTAAGCAGTTTACTTTACCAAAAACCGACGCAGGAACCGATCGCATTATTCAGCTTACGGACAATGCAAAAGAAGCCCTGCACAGTCAAATGCTATACACCAGGATGGGGCCGCAATATCAAATACTGATCCATACAAGAGAAGCAAGAAAAACAAGGGAAGACAGTTGCACTTTCGTCTTCATACCCAGAGTTACATCATCAAACCAGCTTTGCGGTGATTATTACTCAACTGAATCACTAGGCCAGATATGGAACGGAGCATTGAGGAGGTCAGGGGTAAGGTCAAGGAAACCATATCAATCACGTCATACATTCGCATGCTGGCTATTGTCGGCCGGGGCAAACCCATCATTCATCGCTTCACAGATGGGACACGCATCCGCGCAGATGGTTTTTTCTGTTTATGGGGAATGGATGCCAGAAAGCAACGATGAGCAAATTGCACTTTTGAATGCTAAATTTTCTCAAAATGCCCCACTCATGCCCCACAAGAAAATTGGATAG